CGCTTCGAGCGACAGCTACCCTTCGGTACCGAGACAGCGCGACAGGTCACCGCCGTCTGCACCCGCCGCGCTGGAAAGTCGTACGCCTGCGCAGCGAAGCTCATCGACGTCGCACGCAAGAAGCCCGGGTGCGTGGCGCTCTACATCACACTGAGCCGCATCAACGCCAAGCGCCTCGTCTGGAGCATCGTCAAAGAGCTCGCCGAGAAGCACAAGCTGGGCGCGAAGGTGAGCGAGGCCGAGCTCTGTCTCGAGCTCACCAACGGCTCGCGCATCTACCTCAGCGGGGCCGCGGACGAGTCCGAGGTCGAGAAGTTCCGCGGCCTGGCCCTCGGGCTCTGCATCGTCGACGAAGCGCAGTCATTCCCGGCGTACCTCGCGAAGCTCGTCGACGAGGTCATAGCCCCCGCGCTGATGGATTTCGCCGGACAGCTCTTCCTGGTCGGCACCCCGGGACCCGTGCCTGTGGGGTACTTCCACGACTGCTCCGTCTCGCCGACCTGGGCACACCACTCATGGTCCGTCGTCGACAACCCATGGATCGCGAAGAAGAGCGGGTTCACACCTCAGGCGTTGCTCGCACAAGAACTCGAGAGGCGCGGTGTGACGGTCGACGATGCGTCGATTCAGCGCGAGTGGTTCGGGCGCTGGGTGCTCGACGCCAACGCGCTCGTCTTCCGCTTCGACCCCGCTCGCAACGGTCGCAGCGAGCGCCGGGCGTGGCAGCACTACGTCATCGGCGTCGACCTCGGCTTCGACGATGCAGACGCGATCGCCGTGCTGGGGTGGCGCGACAACTCGCCCGAGATTGACCTCGTCGAAGAGTGGGTGGGCGCCAAGCAGTCGATCACCGGGCTCATGGAGAAGGTGAGGAGCGCGTACGACCGCTACCAGCCGATGGCAGTCGTCGCCGACACGGGCGGGCTGGGCAAGAAGATCGCCGAGGAGATCACGCAGCGCACCCAGGTGCCCATCGAGGCCGCAGAGAAGGGGCGCAAGCTCGAGCACATCGAGCTCTTGAACGACGCAATGCGCACGTCGCGCTTCTTCGCCCCGCCCGATTCGCGGTTCGCAGACGATTGCATGCGCGTCGAATGGGATCGGTCGAATCCCGAGAAGCCAAAGATCAGCGAGCGCTTCCACTCGGACATCGCAGACGCCACGCTCTACGCCTGGCGACGCGCGCTGGCGTGGACGTTCGTTGATCCGAAAGCAGACCCGCCACGCATCAACACGCCGGAGTGGTTCGAAGCACAAGCCGCACTTCAACAGCAGAACGAGGAGGCCGAAATGGAACGGGAGTTCGAGGCGAATCGACGAGCGAAGGCGGAAGCAGCGGAGCTCGAGGGGTGGCTGTGAGCCCCGAAGACATCGGCAACATGACGGTCGCGGAGCTCGAGGCAGCCGCATCGCGCGTCGCCGCAGCGTTGGCGGTGCTGAGGGAGGCTGGGGCGTGGAAGCCGGCCTCAACCGGCAAGCACATTCCTGTCCCTGTGACTTACGAGACGGGGCCCGACGGCGCGCCCACTCAGCCCCCGGCCCCGCAGCGCCCGCCCGCACCCGCGATTCGGTGGTCGCCCGAGGAGCTGACCCAGCGCGAGCGGCTGTTGAAGGCGAATCGCCCCGAGTACCCGCCCGAGATTGAGGCGGTCGATGGCGAACCACCTCGCCCGGCGCTGCGGCCAGCCGAACGGCGCCATGCTGGAGAGTGACATGAAGAAGCTCCAAGCCAAGACGCTGACCGACGCCGATGTCATCAAAGTGATCGCCCGAGTCGGCGGGTCGCTGTTCGCCATTCAAGATGCCTTCGCGCCGATTCCGCACCAGGTGGTGCTCGCGAAGCTGCGCTCGATGCTGAAGCGCAAGCTGCTCACGGGGTGCGACTGCGGATGCCGGGGCGACTTCAGCGTGAGGACTCCATGAACGGCGATCCAATCGGCAGCGAAGCGCCGCGCGGGAAGTCGCTCGAGAAGCGCATGGGCCGCTACGACGGCGGATTCACGCCGTCAGAGCAGCGCCTCAAGAACCAGCTCATGAAACAGTTCATGAAGCTCGGCGGTGAAGGACCGGGCGGCAACTCCGCCGAGTACCGCGCCAACTACGACCTCATCGACTGGAGCAAGTGATGGCCGACTCCGAGCTCTCCCGACTCGCAGACATCCTCGACCTGCTCCGCTCGAAGGGAGTGCGCATCTACCGAGAGACGGAACACGGCATCGACGTCGAGTTCGATCCGCCCACGGTCGAGCACCCAGACGCGAAGCCAGCGCCCGACCCCGACCGATGCTCCTGCGGCCACATGGCGCACGAGCACGGTCCCGGAGGGCTCTGTTTGCACGGCTGCGAGCCCAGCTCCTGTTCACCGCATGAGGAGGCACCCAAGTGAGCGACGAGTCAGACGCGATCGACGCGAAGTGGTTCGAGGCCGAGAAGTACGCAATGCTGGGTCATCGGGACGAGGCCCTGAAGGTGGTGAGCGCTCTTCGCGCCTATAGAGCTGCGGTCAGGAAGCTCCTGGCCAGTCGCTACGGTGACGGCGAATGCGATTCCTATGGCCTGTCCACGTTCGCTGATTCAATCGCCGAGATAGATCAACTCTTTGAAGTCGAAGGGTGAGCAAATGAGCGACTATCGAGACCTGAAGCCGAGGAGCGGGCAGAAGCCCCACCGAGACGACCGCAACGACATCGAGCGGGGCGTCCGCCGCGACTGGTGGCGCCTCGAGGGGCGTGAGTGCGCACGCTCCATCGGGTCGACGATCGAGAAGCTGCAGAAGGCGCAGACGGTTCGAATGCGCCAGCAGGTCATCAGTCAGCGCCTCTACGGCTCGCTGTCGCTGCCGACGAGCGGGGCCTACGCTCGGGTGCAGCAAGCGGCCACGGCGCAACGGGACCGGGTCACCTACAACGTGTGCCAAGAAGTCGTCGACACGCTCACCGCGCGCGTGGGCGAGACGAAGCCCCGCCCGTACTTCCTCACGTCGGGTGGCAACTACAAGCAACAGAGGAAGGCGAAGAAGCTGAACCAATGGGTCGAGGGCGTGTTCTACGAGGAGCGCGTCTACGACAAGGGCCTCGACGCCTTCCGTGACGCGCTCGTCGGTGGAGATGGCTTCCTTCACGTCTTCGGACAGAACGGCCGTGTGCGTGTCGAGCGCGCCCTTGCGACCGAGCTCTGGATCGACGAGGTCGAGGGGCAATACGGGGCGCCGAGGAACATGCACTGGTTGAAGCTCGTTGACAGGGACGAGTTGGCCGGCCACTTCCCCGAGCAGAAGGACGCGATCATGCGCGTCTCGAAGGACACGCGCGGCACGCTGACCGAGTCGGTCGCGGACATGGTTCAGGTCGCCGAGTCGTGGCACCTGGGAAACGAGAACGAGAGGGGCGAGATCAAGGGCGGGAAGCATGTCATCAGCCTGGTCAGCGACGAGACGCTCCTGACGGTAATCGAAGACTGGCCGTTCCCATGGTTCCCTTTCGCTCGAATGACGTGGTGCCGGCGCCCCATGGGCTACTGGTCGCAGGGCCTGTGCGAGCAGCTCCAGGGCGACCAGATCGAGCTGAATTACGAGCTCCAGCTGATTCAGAAGAGCATGCGGCTCGCGGGCAGCTTCAAGATCCTTCGCCAGGCGGGGAGCAAAACCGTCAAGGAGCACCTGAACAACGACGTCGGCACGATCATCGACTACGTGGGAACGCCCCCTCAGTACATCACGGTTCAGCCGATCGACCCGATCTGGTTCCAGAACACGCGGGAGATCATCGAGCGGGCGCGCAACAAGTCCGGCGTCTCACAGATGTCGGCGCACGGAACGAAGCCAGCTGGGCTCAGCAGCGGCGTGGCGATTCGCGAGATGGAAGACGTGGAGAGCGACCGGCACCGCACCACGCAGCGAGCGAACGACAACCTCTACCTCGAGGTGGCCAACATGGCCGTGGCGCTCGCGGGAGAGCTCGCCGACGCTGGCGCCCTTCGCCCCGTGCGCTCCCCGTCGAAGACGTCGTTCACAGCCATCGACTGGCGGAAAGACATCAAGGCGGTGAAGACGGACGAGTTCGTCTTGCAGTGCTTCCCCGTCTCGAGGTTGCCGCGCGACCCAGCGGGGCGCCTGCAGACGATTCAGGAGTACATCCAAGCTGGCATGATCACCCCCCGCCAGGGCCGCAAGGCGCTCGACTTCGCCGACCTCGACAGCATCGAGTCCCTGGCCAGCGCACAGGAAGACCTCGTCATGCGGAACCTCGACGCCATCGTCGACGACGGCGAGTACCATCCGCCAGAGCCCACCGACGACTTGCAGCTCAGCAAGGAGCTCGTCCTCGAGTACATCCAGCGCTACCGGCTCTTGGGACTCGAAGACGAGAAGCTCGACCTCCTTCGCGACTACAACGCCCAGCTCGAAGACCTGATCGCTGCCGCAACTCCTACGGAAACGCCCGTTGCGACTCCAGGGACCATGCCCGGTGGCCAGCCCCAGGCGAACCCGATGCCGAGCCCAGTGAGCGAGCTCATCCCGAACATCCCCCAAGCCGCAGCCTGAGGACACGCCATGCCCGATCCCACCACGCCCGCATCAACACCAGTCCCCACCGCCGTCACGCCCACTGCTCCGACGACCCCCACATCCCCGGTCGCCGAAGCCAAGCCGGCAGCTCCCTCCGATGCCGACATCGCGCAGAAGTACCGGCGCCTCGAGGCCGAGCACCAACGGAAGCTAAAGGAACAGATCATCGAGCGTCGGAAGTGGGATGCTGACCGGAAGACCACCGGCGAGCGTCTCTCGAGGCTCTCGGAGCTCGAGAAGCGAGAGAGTCAGGCCAGGCTCAACCCGCCCGCCTTCCTCAAGTCGATCTACGGCGACAACTGGCACGAGGTGGTGAACGAGTCGAAGCTGAACGGCGTCCCGCCCGCTGACCTGATCCAGTCAGAGATGGCGCGCATGCGTGAGGAGTTCGAGCAGAAGCTGAAATCTCGCGACGAGGAGAACTCGAGAAGCCTCCAAGCCCAGCAACAGCAGGCGCTCGATCACGCGCGCGCCAACATCAGGATGGAGGCCGAGGAGTTCTACGCAGCCTCGGGCGCTGACTACCCAATCCTCGAGCGGCTGGGCGGCAAGGAAGCCGTTGCCCGCGCCATCGCCCAGCGCATCGAGTCCGAGTTCCACGCCACCTCGAGGCGCGACGAGTCCGGCGCGGTCCTCAGGCAGGGCCGGGTGCTCACGACGAAGGAGGCGGCGGAGCTCATCGAGGGCGAAATGCTGGCCGTCGCAGAGCACGCACTGAAGGCCGAGAAATACAAGGCGCGCTTCGCTCCGAATCCCCCAGACTTGACATCCGAGAAAAAGTCTGAAAGCCTCAAACTCAAGCAGAAGCCGAATGTCGAGCAGCAGCCTCAGAGCAATGGGCAGCAGCCGCGCAAATCACTTTCAAACGACATCACGGGCTCCACCAAGGATGACGCCCCGACCCGCCTGACTCCTGAAGAGCGCCGACAACGAGCGCTCGCCGCATTCGCAGCGGTGAAGGAGAGGAAGGCCGCGGCACACCACTGAGGAGGGCCCCACACCGCGCCAACGGGCGCTGAGGCTTTTCGATGGGTGCATATCTCGATCTGGCGGCTGGCAACGCGGCCCTCAAAGAGCACTACGACGATCAGAAGGTCGAAAATCTCGCGTACGATGACAATCCGTCGCTCGCGATGATTCCCAAGAAGCCCGACGCGACCGGCAAGTACTGGCCCGTTCCTGTCGTCTACGAGGTGAGTCAGGGCTCCTCGAACAACTTCGCGATCGCCCAGGCCAACCAGAGCCCGGGGCTTCTCGCCGAGTTCATGGTGACGCTGAAGAAGGACTACGCGATCGCCACGTTGGACAACCAGGCGATGGAGGCTTCGGCCGACAACGCGGGTGCCTTCATCGACTTCTCGACGCTCTTCGTCGACCTCGCGATCCAATCGGCGGCGCTGCGCTTCTCGACGGCGATGTTCCGCGGGGGCACTGGGTCTCGTGGCGGGATTTCCGCCATCAACGCCGGCGTCATCACGCTGACGAACGCGGCCGATACCACGCAGTTCGGCATCAACATGGTGCTCCAGGCCTCTTCGACGGACGGCGGGGCCCCTCGGGCTGCGCTGGGATACGTGGTGGCCCGCAACGTCATGGCCGGAACCATCACCGTCTCGAACATCGCGCAGCAAGGCCCCGCTGGCTCCCCCGCGCTCTGGGCCGCGAACGACTTCCTGCTCATGCAGGGGGACAGCAACGCGAGCATCAGCGGCTTCTCGGCGTGGTTGCCCGCGACGGCCCCAGGTGCGTTCGACAACTTCTACGGCGTCAACCGCAGCGTCGACAGCCGTCTCTACGGGCTCGCCTACAACGGCGTCCCGCAGCCGGTGGAAGAGGCCATCATCGACGCCGCGTTGCTCGTTCGGCGCGAGAAGGGGCGCCCGAAGCACCTGATCTACAACTACGGCACCGAGGCCGCGCTCCTGAAGGCGCTCGGGGCTCGCCGCGAGTTCGTCGACTGGGGCTCGGACGACATGGAGATCTCGTTCCGGGGCGTGAAGCTCCAGGGCCCGGCGGGCCCCATCGAGTGCTTCGCCGACAGGAACTGCCCGGCGGCCACCGGCTACCTGCTCCAGATGCCTACCTGGAAGTGCCTCTCGCTCGGCCCCGTGCCGAAGATCTTCAAGTACGGCGATGGGCTCGAGATGTTGCGGCTCGCCAACGCCGATGCGAGCGAGGTGCGCGTGGGCGACTACGCCAACCTCAGCTGCAACGCCCCCGGCTGGAACTCCCAAATCGCATTCGGCGTCTGATCGAGGCACGCGATGGCCAATCGAACTTTCATCGATCACGCGTACCAGCTGGTGAAGCGGCGCGTGGATCTCTACTGCGCCATTTCGATGGGCGCAGGCGGGGCGGTGACGCTCCTGAAATGGAACTACCCGACCTTCGGGGCCGGACCGAATGCCCGCACCTACACCGCGGCGCCGCCCGCGAACGCGCTCCCGACTGGGGCGGCCTACCCGCTCCAGTACGCATGCGGTGCCGAGGGCGTGAGAAGCATCACGCGCACGGGCGTCGGTCAATGGCTGCTCCAGCTTCAGGACAACTACCAACGCCAGCTAGGCATCGGGATGACGTTGGAGGTTGCCGGCGGTGTCGCGAACGGACAGCTGGTGGTGAACACCACCACCACGAACATGAACGCGAACGGCGGGTCCATCCTCGGGCTCACGACGATCGTCGGCGGAGCTGCGGCGGACCTGCCTCAGGGCACCATCGTCTACCTGCGCGTATTTCTCGCCGACGCGACGGAGCCCTGACATGCCGCTCAACTGCCAGGTGTACGTCTACCCCTCGGCATGCAGCGGCGACCAGCCGGTCGCGGTCTTCATCACTGCGACCAATCCGGGCGCCGTCGCCATCGCGATCACCGGCGGTGATCTCGAGATGACCCAGCTCGGGGACGGGACCACCGTCTCGTGCGCCAGGCCGGCATTGCCGCTGGGGCCGGGCATGCCCACCGTGGTTGCCGCTGGGGCCACGGTGCTGATCGGACCGGTGACGCTCGCCGTGCACTCGAACGCCGGGGCCAACTCGTACCAGAGCCCGAATGCCCCGGTCGCGCCTCAGCCCAGCGAGACCCGGGGCGTGGTCGACGGGAACCGGTATCCTCAGTTCACCGTGCTTGTCGGGGCCACGCTCTACGGCAGCGACCACTCCATCAACGCCGCGGGCACCGCCCCGATCTTCGTCGACGTCGTGTCTCCGCCTCCGCTGGGCTATCAGGGCGGGTTCCTCAGCCTGTCGGCTCCCAACAACCTCGTCACCTTCCTGGCAGGGGTGCTCTGATGCCTTTCGTTCTCGCGATGTCCCGAGGCTTCGCCTGGTCCGATTCGGCCAACGGGCGGCCGAACGCGGTGCTCCTCACGGTGACGAACCCGGGCGCAGTGGCGCTCACCGTCACCTCGCTCTCGGTCTACGAGGAGTCGAAGTCCGGCTCCCGCGTCGACCAGCCCAGCTACCTGCGGCCGAACCTGCCCGCGGGGCTGGGCAACCCCGTCATCGGCCCCGGCTTGTCGGAGACGTACCCGTTCGAGGTGGCCTTCACGGTGCCGGGCTACTCGGGCCCCAGCCCTCAGGCCCCGGGCGGTGCGCAAGGCGTCTTCGGCCCGCCTCGAGACACCACCGTCACGCTTCGCGCCCAGTGCCAGTCTTCAGACGGCGTCGTGTCGACCGTCGCCCAGCCGTTCCCCGTGTTGTCCACCGTCGCTCCTTTCCCCGTGGCCCAGGGTGGAGCTCTGCAGCTTGCATCGGGCTTCAACCTCATCAATCTGGTCACGCTGTAAGGAGATACTCAAAATGGCTTGGACCCCTCTTGTCGTTCGAGACGGAAACAACGCAGCTCAGTCGATCGCCGCAACTCAGGACACCTCGGGATTCCACGCGAGTGTCATCTCGGTGGACTCGGGCAAGGCCACCTACCGGGCTGCCGCCAACTTCACGCCCCAGGCGACCGGCGCCGTGACGCTCATCTCGATCCAGGGCAGCGCAACCAGGACCGTGCGCATCAAGCGCATCGGCGTCGGCGGCGTGGCCACGGGCTCAGGGCAGGCGATCGTTCAGCTCCTGAAGACGTCGGCCCTCGGCGCAGGCGGGACGACCGTCACGCCCACGCCCACCCCGCTCGACTCGGCGAGTGCTGCTGCCACCGCCGTCGTGCAGCATTACACGACGTCGCTGAAGGCCACCGGCACCGCGATCGGCGGCCCTCTCTCGATGGCAAACGTGCAGCTCTGCGTGACCGCGGTGCCGATCACTTCACCTCCGGCTCAGACTCAGCTCTTCCCTGAGTTCGGCGCCCCCATCGGACAGGCGATCGTCCTCCGCGGAGCAGCCCAGTACCTCGAGGTGCAGAACGTGGCTGCGGCCAACCTGGCGGCCGGCACTGTGTTGTGCTACTTCATTGAATGGGAAGAGGACGCCTCGTAACCTCTTCCGCGGGGCAGAATGGCACCGGGCGGCTCACCTCCCGTAGTCGCTCGGTGCCGAAGTACAGCAGCAGCCGTAGGGTCCCCCGAGCTTCAGGAGTGACACCTTGGCCACGACGCTGCTTCAGCTTCGAGATCGTTCAAAGCAGGAGAGTGACAACGTCGGCCAGACGTTCATCACTGACACCGAGTGGAACGGCTACATAGCCGCTTCGTACCAAGAGCTCTACGGCCTGATCGTCACCGCCTTCGGGAACGACTATTTCACCCAGACGCCGGCTTCTGGCTTCCTCATCACGACCGACGGGCTCAACGAGATGTTCGCGTTGCCCACGGATATGTTCAAGTTGTTGGCGGTCGACATCCAAGTCACGGCGCCGAACTACTGGGTGGCACTGAAGCCGTTCCAGCTGGCCGAGCGCAACACGTTCGGCTTCTTGGGCTCGATGATCCCGTCGGCCGGGCAGACGATTCGACTTCTCTACGTGCCTCGGTCGCTCGTCCTCACAGCCGACGGAGACACGATCGACGGCGTGAACGGCTGGGAAGAGTACATCGTCGTCGACGCATGCATCAAAGCCCTGACGAAGGAGGAGGCCGACGTCACCTCGTTCATGGCGCGCAAGGCGGCCCTGCTCGAGCGCCTGCAGGGCGAGATCACCAACCGCGACGCCGGATCCCCAGCGTGCGTCGCCGACGTTCAGAGGCGCCGCGGGCGCTCGATGCGGTACCGGCTCAACGGGAATCAGATTTGGCTTCGCGGCAACGGCCTCCCGGCATGGGGTCCCGACGGCGCGGGCAACGACTGGGGTGACGGAGGGTATTGGTGATGGCATCGAACATGCTCACCAACCTGCGCGGGCCGGACCCGAATGCCAACCGGCAGACGGACGCGATCTCTCGCCTCGTGGAGCCGGTGGCCAAGGCGGTGATGGCAACGCCGATCATGGGCGCCAATCCTCCGGCGTGGATTCGTCCTCCACTCCAGAGCGGGTTCCTCGACTTCGGCGCCGGGTGGGCTCCGATGCGCTACCACAGAGACGCACTCGGCTACGTCCATGCTCAAGGTTTCGTGGCGAATTCAATCGGTGTCTTGATTCCTGGAGCGTCCACAATTGCCAGATTTGCGATCGGATATCGCCCTGCTCTGAATCTTGACTTTGTTTGTGACTCTACTGCTGGATTCGCGTCCGTGCTTCTGTACTCAGATGGGCGACTCGTCAACGCGCAAGCCGTAGGTGCCGGTTGGTCGCTTGCCTTCAACTTCTCTTTCCTAGCGGAGCAATGATTGGGTGCTGAGGGCTTAGATTTCCAGTTGGTCTCGGTGGACTTCACCGGTGGCCTCGACACGCGCACGAACCCGAAGTTGAGGGTTCCGGGCCAATGGGACTTGCTGACGAATTGCGTCCACTCGAAGGACGGAGCGATCTCGAAGCGTGAGGGCGTGCGGGCGCTGGTGGCAGCCGCCAACGGGAACGGTCTCGCGACGTTCGATGACGAGCTTTTGGCCATCAACGGCACGAGCGTCTACAGCACCAATATTCAGCCCTCTGTTGGAGCCGTGTACACGGCAGGCCAGCTTCCGTGCATCCATCTCGAAAAGAGAGAGGTCTCGCGGCCAACCAACACGCTCGACCAGGTTGACTGCGCGTACGGCAACGGCCTCGAGGTCTACGTCTGGCGCGAGCGATCGATCGTCGGCGCTGCAGTGCTCGGGGTGTACTTCTGCGTGATCGATTCGACGACTCGCACGTTGGTGATCCGACCAACGTTGCTCTCGGCCACCGGCCAAAGCCCACGGGTCGTCTTCCTCTCCGACGCGTTCATGTTCCTGTGGACCCAGGGGGCAGGCCCCAATCTCTACGCTGCCGTGTACTCCACCGTTTCTGGCAGCGTCGGGCCTTCGACAAATCTCGGGGTCGTGGTCGGAATCCTCGGTGCGATTGGTTTCGATGCGATCGCATTCGGCTTCGACGGAGTGACTAACTTCGTCAACACGGCGGCGGTGTCGTACGTCTTCACCGACGGAGTGACTTCGGTTCGGTGCTCGCAGGTCACGTACAACGAAATCACGCTCGTACCAGTCATCATGGCGACGGCGAACCTGATCACCCAAATCCAGGCACCGCATGCGACCATTTGCGGAATCTGCCTGTCGCGCGTGGGCGGAGTTCTTCCGGGCGACTCATACGCAGCCACGTTCATCGCGAGCCCGCTCCTGGGGGCTGCACTCAATGGCGTGGCCGGAGCGGCTGTCACCGAGGCATGGGCTCCGACAACCGCCACCCTGATCGATGGAGTGACCGCCATCTTCGGAGCCACGCAGCCAACGCATATCGTGGCTACCAGACATGTCCCGCGCAGTGGCTATGTCTGTCAGGTGTACGTCGACGGATTCGCGGACATCGGAGGAGTAGGAGGCATAGGCGTTCGACCGCTCCGAACGTATTCGGTCGAAGTCGTTGCTCCGGGGCTCGGGTCCATGCTCGTCTTGAGCTCGGCAACGCTGGTGAACTCCGTCACCAACACCAACTTCGCGGCGCTGCAGGGTCCGTTCATCGCCGGGTTCCCGATGGTGATCACGCCGCCTGTTGGCGGTCTCTTCAGTTACCCTGAGACGATCGCACTCCCGGTCTACATGGCCGCTGCGGGCTCTGGCGGTGTCATTCAGTCGGGCATCTACTTTCTCGATGGAACCACAGGAAACGTGCTTGGCAAGGCGATGTACGGCCAGCACGCCGCGTTCGGATACGGTGCGTTGCCTCCATCGACTCCGCGGCGAACCTCGACGCCACTCGTCGAGCGGACTGGAATCGACACGTTCGTGTTGCCGTTTCTCGAGCTCGGGAGATTCACACTGCTCGACGGCTCGAACTACACGACGAGCGGAGTCGCGACGTTGCTGGTGACACCGAACCTTCCGGTGGGAACCAACCCAGCCGACGCTTGGGCACCGCGACGAACACAGATCGGCCGCTCGACCATGATCGCCAACGGGATGTTGGCGCTCTACGACGGGGCGGACATCAGCGAAGGAGACTTCAACCTTTTCCCGGAAGGACTCGGAGTCACGACTGCGGCGGGCGGAGGAGTATGGGCGGCCGGGACATACGAATTCGTGGCGATCTACGAATGGGTGGACGGACAAGGCCAGCGCCACCAATCCGCGCCAAGCCCGACAGTGCAGGTGGTGGTGGCCCTCAACGACACCGTGACGTTCAGGGTACCGACGCTGCAGCTGACCCAACGCGCGAACGTCAAGCACGTGCTCTATGGGACGCAGCCGAATGGCACGACGTTCACGCGCTTCGGGACGATCCTGGCTCCAATCGAGATCGTCAACAACAAGGCGCTCGCGCAGTCGGTCACCGCCGTAGTCGTGAGTCCGCCCGCAGCCAACGAGCTCCTCTACAGCCAGCCCTTCGTCGCAGGCACCACGCTCCCGAACGACGCCCCGGGCCCGTGCTCGATTGTCGGAGTTCATCAGCAACGCCTGTGGATCAACCAAATGGACCGCCCGGGCGGGTTCCGCTACTCGCAACAGCTGGTGACGGGGGTCGGGCTCCAGTTCAATGAGCTTCTCGGCGGACAACTTCCGGTCGAGGCTGGAGATGTCACCGGCTTCGCCTCGATGGATGAGATGATGATCATCGTCTCCGAGAGGAAGTTGTTCCGCCTCACCGGGACGGGGCCGAGCCCGAGCGGTGGCTACAACGGCTACTCGGACCCGGTGGAGATTCCTTCAGACGTCGGATGCCCGACCCCATCGAGCGTGTTGAGAATTCCAGATGGCGTGATGTTCCGATCGGCCAAGGGGTGGTACCTCCTTACGCGCGACCTGTCCGTCAAGTACATCGGCGCCCCGGTGAAGAGATGGGACTCGGACATCATCACGAGCGCAGTTCTGATGGAGGACAGGCAGGAGATCAGGATCAGCTCGCGGCGCACGTACGACACGAACTACTCAGGCGCGATCCAGTTCTGCTACTCGTACCAGTCCGGCGTTTGGAGCGTGTTCACTGTGACTTCTCTGACGAAAGTTCCGACCGCCAACACGCTTCAGGTCTGGGACGCCGTGTGGTGGCCAACGCTCGGACGCTACGTATCGATTAGCTACTATGATGGCATCAACCAAGACACGCCGGGGACCTACCTCGACATCCCGGGCACCAACGTCGGAGGTTTCGCGATCGGCATGTCCGCTCGATCGTCGTTCCTGCACCTCGCGGCGCTCGAGGGGTTCCAGCGGGTGCGTTGGCTGTACCTCACCGCATCGGGCCCGACTGCTCCGGCGACGAACGTGTCGTTCCGAATCGACTTCGACGACCTGTACCAGACGCAGAACCCGCCCGGAGCGCCTGGCTGCTACCTCACCTCGCCGCTCACGCTCACCGCGATTCCGTTCGCCAACCCGGCCGCGGTCGACCTGCGGCACAAACTGAGGCGCCAGAAATGCAAGAGCGTGGCGATCACGGTGAATGAGAACCCCGTGTCGGCTGGTGCAGCTGGGCTCACTGGCTTCCAGGCTCTGGCGCTCCAAATCGGCGGGCGTCGAGGCACCAACAAACTACCCGCGGCCCAGGCGGTGCCGTAGCTATGCCCAGACGAGCAGACGGCACGTGGGAGGACAAAGACGGCAACGTCGTCTACAGGTCCGACCCGAATGACACGGGTGTCGACCGCTCGAAGGCGACGTTCAGGGACGGATTCTGGATCGACAACGCCACCGGGCAGAAGATCCCGAACAAAAACGATCTTCCCCAGCGCGTGCCCGGCACAAAGGGTGGAACGCCTGGGTCGTCGGTCTGGCCTGACGGCACACCCGTCACGCCGCAAGAGCTCGCCGAGCTCAACGCCCAAGCCGGTGGAGCGGCGCCATCGCCCGGGGCACCCAACTACGGCGTGACCGGGTTCTCTGATTGGAGCGGAGCAACAAACAACCTCCTTCCCGCCACCGCCCCCGGGGCCGAGCTCCCGACGACTCAGGCGGACGAGGACCGGAAGCGGATGGCCGACTACCTGGCCCAGCTGCAAGACCAGGCGGCAACCGGCTCGGGCGCATGGGAGGGGCAGCTTGCTCGGGCGACCCAGCAGGGCTCTGCCGCAGCGTCGGCGCTTGGGCAGTCGGCAGCCGGGCTCGACCCGATGGCGATGCGGCGGAACATCGGCAACGCCCAGGCCGGCGTGGAACAGCGTGCGGCCGGCCAGGCCGAGACGCTCCGAGAGCAAATGAAACAGCAGGCCCAGCAACAGCTCTCGGACATCAACGCGGCCCAAGCCAGCCTCGACGCGCAGCAGGCAGCGGAGCAGGCGGCGGCCCGGCAGGGACGTCGGGAGGCGAACAAAGGCATCACCGACACGGCGAACCAAATCAACGCCGTCATCTACTCCGGCTATGGCCAGGCCCTAGGCACGCTCGCAAGCATGGGTGGCGGAAAGATGTCAGATGGCGGCCCCGTGCCAGGCAAGGCGCACGTCTTCGGCGACGACGAGGCCAACGACACCGTTCCGGCGATGCTGTCGCCCGGCGAAATCGTCCTCCCCCGCTCCGTCACCCAGTCGGGCAACCCCGAAGCAGCCGCTGCCTCATTTGTCCAGGCGGTGAAGGAGCACCACGGGCACCGCTTCGACGACGGCGGGAAGGTGCCAACGGACCCATGGGCCACGAAGCCCGATACCAACGCAAAAGATGCACTGCCGGTGCTCGCCAATGATCCGACCGCGGCGGGCGGAAGCTCGACCGGGCAGGGGTACGTTTTCGGGATCGGCACCCCGCAGGAAGCAGCGAGTGTTCGAAACGGCGGACTCCTCGACACCACGGCCTACGACGCGAGCCGAGCTGCGAACCTCGGGTCGACTCAAGCATTCCTCGACGCGTACGCCGGCCGCGGCCCGTCGGTGGCCCCCCAGGCGATGCAGGCCGCGACTGACGCAAACATTGCAGGGGCCTTGTCGGCGCAGACGGGTGCCCGCGGGGCGGGGCGGGGCGCGGCGTCGGGTCTGATTGGCGGCCAGGCGGCGGAGGAGCTCTCGAGCGCTGGCGGCAAGGCCGCTTCGACCGCGGCCAACGAGGCGGCTCGATGGGGGCAGTCGTACGCCGCGGCGATCCAGCGCCAGCGCCAAATGGACCTCGCGTTCGCGCTCGCTCGGCAGCAGGCTGCGTGGCGGAACTCGATGATGAACGCTGGCATCGGGCTCCAAAACCAGGCTGCGATCCGGGGGATCATCGGGGGCGCGGGGCAGGCGTTTGCGGCCGGCGCCGGGGCCCTCGAGAAGCGGCTGAAGGCCTTGGACGCTGAGGCCAACGCGAACCTCGGCACTTCCGGGTCAGATTCGTGGTCTGCGGACTCTTCTCCTTCGGCCGCAGGGGACTGGGGCAGTGGCTCGGGCTCGGACTCGAGCGGGGACTCTCCGAGCTGGGCGAGCGACTCGGGCACGGCCTACGCGGCGCACGGCGGGGAGATCCGCGAGCGCGACCGGGCTTTCACCCGCGCCTGTGGCTTCGCCGACGGTGGCACCGTGCCCGAGGAACGAAGCTTCTGGAGCCAGCTTTGGAACCCCGACCCGGAGTCCTACGCCGCGGTCAACGCGATGGAGCGCGGGAGACCGCTCCCCGAATCCCGGCCCGGCGACACCGCCCGAGCTGCAGCCGTAGACCGACAGCTCGGGAATCAGCTCGTGGGGCAGTACATGGGCCCGCCGCCCGAGGTGCCAACCATCCCCGGGCCTTCGAGCTCTCCCTCGGGCATGGTCGCCCAGATGGCCCCAGCGGCCACCTCGCCGGTTCCGAGTGGTTCCGAGGTGGTTCCCGGAACCGCTCGACCTGCCGCACCAATGCCCGGTCGGCGCCCGGTCGGCGCCCGATCGGCGCCCTTGCCTCCCGACAACCTCGCCCTTGAGCAACAGGCGGCCACCGACACGGCGGCGGCGCACGAGGAGGCCGGACGAGCCCAAGCCGAAGCTCTGGTGGGCGCACAGAAGGCGCTCGAGCGGGCCGCCATCGACCAGAATGAATCTCGAGCCCGGGCGAAGATCGCGGCCGACGCGGACATGTCCCGAATCCTCGAGGCTCGCCAGGCCGTCGCATCGATGGACACCTCGGTCGACCCCGGGCGTTGGTGGGCCTCGAGGTCTACGCCGGGCAAAATTGCCGCTGCCATCGGGCTTGCCCTGGGGGCCATCGGCGCAGGCAACGACGGTGTCAATCGGGCGGCTGGCATCATCGAAAACGCTATCGGGCGCGACTTGGAGGCCCAGAAGGCCGAGCACGAAATCAGGCTTCGCAAGGGCCAGATGACGGTCGACTCGGCGACCTCGATCTACACGCTCCATCGCCAGCTGGCACAAGATGACATTGCCTCTGCCGATGCCTCGAAGGCGACTGCGCTCGAGATCGCCAAGAACCAGGTCGACTTGGCCACCGCCCGCGCTTCGAGCCCGCTCGCCAAGGCCCAGGGCCAGATGCTCTCGGCGCAACTCGGGCAGAAGCGCGACGAGCACGACGAGGCGACGAAGCAGCACTCGTTCGACAATTGGCTCAAGCGAGAGGACGTCGAGACCCGGCGCATCGCGGCGCTGAAGGAGTCGGCTTCGCAGATCGGCCGAGACTTCGTGGCTCCTGGGTACAAGCTCCAGCCCGGTGCGGCGCCGAAGGTCGAAGAGCTCGCGAAGTGGCGCGACGGTCTTGCCGAGAAGAGGAACACGGACCAGGCAATCAGGGAGCTCGGGGCGTTGATCGACAAGGGAGGCTTGTTGCCAGGGCAGCAGAACACCAAGCGAGTCAACAGCCTGATCAGCGACCTCAAGGTCGGATACAAAAACATGGCGACGCTCGGAGCTCTATCCGGGTCTGACTACAGGTTGATTGATGATGCGATCCCAGATCCAACTTCATTGGTTGGTCATGTCACTTCGAACACGACACTGAAGGCTCAACTCGATCAGCTCGGAAAGACCGCCAACCGGAAGTTTCACAGCCGGTCTTCGGTGCTCGGAATCGTGCCTGCCGACGAAGAGGCGGCACCGTCGACGGCTGGGGCCCCAACCGCCACCGGCCCTGATGGAAAAAAGGTTCGGTGGAACGGATCTGAGTGGGTGGCCATGTGAGCATTCCTCCGCCGCCACCCGGGTTCAAGCTCGACGGCCCCCCGCCGCCACCAGAAGGCTATGTTCTCGACGCCCCTGGTGGCTCCTTCAAGAGTCGCGGCGTACGCCAGCCTGATGGCACCTGGATCGTCCCCACACCACAGGGCCCCGTCCATCTCGACGAGTACGGCGAGCCGCTCGAGGCAATCCACACCCCAGGCGGAAGCCAAGACGTCGAGGCCGCGTCGAAAGAGGGCGTCCTCAACCGAATCCTGTCCACGGCGCAAGGTGGTGCTCAAGGGTTCGTTCCGCAGATGGCCGGGCTTCGAGCGCTGGCCGAGGGCAAGGACTACAAGAAGGCGCGCGACGAAGCTCGCAAGGTGGTGGACACGGCCACTGAAGAGGCGGGGCTCGGCTACCAAGTGGCGGGATCGGTACTCTCGAGCGGTCTTGCTGCGCCCGAGTCGATGGCAGAGCGACTGGGCGTGTCGGCGGGGCTCGGTGCCGTCGGTGCTGCGGCCGAGTCGGGCGGTGACCTCGGCGAGGCAGCCAAGGGGGCCGGCCTCGGACTCGTGGCGGGAGGAGTTGGCGAGGCCCTCGGAGCAGGCGTTCGGAGGCTCGGGGCGACGCTGTGGAAGGGTGCTGACGAGGCGTTCGCGCGCCAGGCGGACAAGGACATCAAGACGGTCGAGAAGGAGATCGCGTCGCTCAGTGGTCAGCTCGGAGGCGAGACGCAGAAGGGCTCGCGCATGTTGGAGAACATCCAGCGTGGCGCAGCCGGCGTGACGGATCTCGGCGGTACCGGCGCAGTAGGCGACGATCTTCAAGGGAAGCTGATCGCCGCTCTTCGCGAGCCCGGAGCCCAAGAGCTGGCCGAGAAGGTCGCCGGTAGTGCGCTCGAGAAGTTCCCAGGCCAGAAGGCCACGATCGATCGAATCGAAGCCGAGCTGATCGCCAAGCGCGCTGGGGCCACCGAAGAGGCCGCACAGAAGACGGCCGACTATTTCAGGACGACGGTCTGGCAGGGCGACATCAAGGACAAGATCTCCAAGGTCCTCGCACCGCGCTTCGGCCTCGCCGCGTTCGGCGCCGTCACGGGAGAACTGATGGGCGGGGTGGCCGGCTTCGAGCACCATGAGGGCGGGTTCCTCGGTTTCGGCATGGGCGGGCTGAACAGCCCGGGCGTCAGGCAGATGACCAAGAACCTGGCGCGGTCGAACCGGGTGCGTGTCGCCGTCGCCGAGAAGCTGATCCCCGTGCTGATCACCGCCTCGCAGACGATTCGGCATGGAATCGTTCCGACCGCGGCAATCCTCGGGCGGGTGACGCTCAATGAGAGCTCGCTAGGCAACCCCGACCTCGCCGCGGAGCAGCTCGCGGCCCGCGGGGGGCTCGGCTCAATCCTCGGCGCCCACCCGCCTGACGTCGGCTACCTCACCGGCACCACCACGCCGCAGACCCCGCTCGACCAGGCGATCCATCAGACCGTGGGCGTCACCCAGCTGGCTGGTGTGCTCGACGCCCACCACACGGAGATCGACAAGGCCGTCTCGGGCTTTCTCGGCGGCAAGCCCCGGGAGACCCCGAAGTCGAAGCCCCTACCCGACGGAGTGCACGAGCTCGCGTCCAACCCTCAGGCGCTCGTCGACCGCGTCGCGAACAACCTCGGCGCACTCCACACGGTGGCCCCGGGAATCGCCGGGGGGCTGACCTCGGTGGCCCAGCGCGCGGTGCAGCACCTCTCGACCCTCGCATCAGCCCCGGTCGCCCGCGGGCCCCTGGCGCCAGAGTGGAAGCCCACGCGAAGCGAGACGCGCATCGTCGAACAGGCGTGCGCCGTCATCGACGACCCGCTGGTTCTGCTCGAGCACGCCAGGGCTGGCACCTTGACCCGGGCGCACCTCGCCGCGGCACAGGCCGTCTACCCGACGCTCACCCGCGCCATCGGAGACCGGGCGCTCGACGCGGCGATCGGCTCCACCAAGCGCCCGAGCCACCAGCAACGACATATGCTCACGCTCCTCACCGGCATCGACGTCGACGGCTCGAGAGCAGCCACGGCGTCGAATCAGCGCACGATTCAGGCGCCATCAACGAAGCCTTCGAATGCTGGGGCTCCGGGAACAGCGGGCGCCGAGAAGCTGACCCTTGGCCAGCGCATGGCCCAGCCACACCAACGAGAGAGGGACGAGACATGAGCGACATGCCGGAGCACGTAGACGAGACGGCGGGCGGGCCAATCTGCCGGCATTGCGGCGGGTCCGTCGACAAGGAAGGCTTCTCCACCGGAGGCCTCGTCACGGACGACACGGGCGAGTTCGAGCCGGTGGGCGACGTCGAGGCGGACGAAACAGAGCAACACGAGGACGTCGAGAAGAAGCGCGCCCTCGCATTCACCGACGCGGTTCGCCGCTCGAGGAGATGATTCATGGGAACCTACGGAACTTCGCGCCCGCCGACCGAGCGCGATACGCTGCACTATCTCAACGGGGTGCCGACCGAGCTGGGCGTGCTCGTCTCGAGCGGCGTGCTTGTCGCGGTGAACAATGCCACGACAGCGAACCCGTTCAATTCCGCCGTCACGTGCCCGGGGACGATGCAGGGAACGCTGGCGGGCAAGACGCTCCTGCTCCAGCCGTCGAGCGCGGGTTTCGTCGCGGTCGGGATGACGCCGGCGCTCACGATCGCGAATCAGACCACCGTGCCAGCGGCGCCAGGGACCGTCCACGGGGTCTCGCTCGCGGCTACAGAAAAGGTGATCATCCTCATGCGCCCTGACGTCGGGTGGATCCAGTGGATCCCGAGCGGCGGCGCCGGCAACCTCTTCGTGTGGGAGCTGACGTGATCGCCCGCCTTCTCGTTCTCGTCGTTCTGCTCCTCGCGGGCTCGGCTGATTCGTTTGGGTTCGGGCGAGGAGGCGGGCTCACGTGCCCCAAGGGCTACGCTGGAGGCGGACTGGTTCCGTGCTCGAAGCGGGCTTACTTCGAGTTCGCCCCTGCGGACGGAGTTGGGATGGATGGGCTGTGCAGCTGCTCGACCATCACCGGAGCCAAGGGCGAGGCGATGAGTTTCACTCGAGCTAGCCGCGGCTCTTGCGTCAAAAGCCCCACGACGGCCGTGGCCAATGGCGACATGGTGATTTGCCCGAACGGCACACCGCGCGTGATGCCCGACCCTGATGGCGTGCCAGCCCTGTTGATCGAGCCAGCTCGAACCAATGCAGTTCCCAGGAGTCAGGAGGTCGATGACGCGTCGTATGGCGACTTCACGGCGGGAGCCGCAGCCGCCCCGGTGCTCAATGGCGCAGACGCTGCTCTCGCTCCAGACGGCACACTCACGGCCGAGGACTATACGTTCGACGCGACCGCTGCTCCGCAGGCCAGCGCTCGGGCTCTGGCGATTCTCACGGCAACTACCTACTCGTCACAGCTCTGGGTGAGAGGGCAGGCAGGCAGCGGCGCCATCGACCTTTGTCTTCAGACAGCTGCAGCCCCAACGGCCACATGCTCTTCATGCTCGTTCGTGGCGACGGCTTGGACCCAATGCAGGGCGGAGACGATCCTGTCCATCGCCGGAGGTCAAATCTACCTCGGGAACATGACGCTTCTGAATGGCGGTACCGTGCGCCCTGTCAACCGCGTCTACGTCTGGGGGCTCGACGCTCAAATCGGAAAGCACGAGACGTCATACATTCCGACCGCTGGCGCTCCTGTGGCCAGGTCCGCAGAAGCTGTGTCCATAACGCTATCGGCGGCCATGCCGAAAATCGGGTCGCTCGCAACCAGTTACACGCCGAACCACGGCGGAGCAGCGACGCTGAATGGAGGCGCAGAACCAGGAGGGCCATGGATGTTTTCCGGGTCCTTCCGGCCGCTATACGCAGACGGGCTCACGAATGCGGCAATCTTCGACAACGTGCATGGGGCGTTCGTGGCAGCCGCATGGGTGCGCGGAACAAAAAAGTCGTACTGTACCAGCTGGAGCGAAGCGCGCGGACAGAGGGTGCGCAACATTTCAGACTCTACGATTTCGACATCTGCATTCACGGCCGCTACGTATGGAGGCACTGCATCTCTGAGTCTGTCCGGAGGAGTAGGAAGCTACCCAAGCGGCTTGATTAGTTCCATTTGTATGGACTCAAACGAGAACAGGTGTTGCCCATGAACGAGAAGCTTCGAGCGATGCTTGTAGGTGTCGGTGTCGTAGTTCTTGGCGGAACCGGATTCTATCTCCTCACTCCTCAGCCAGCGACGCGCACGATGGCCGAGCTTCGCGACGCGGGCATCGCAGACGGACAGTCGCTCATCTTCGTGTGCCCAGAGCGACTCACGCCGCAGACGCGACGGCGCATCAACTCGGCGCAGCCCGGCTTCCTACGCCCGCGCCAACTCTATGCGAGGGTCGCGCGCGTGGCGAAGTGCTTCACCGCCGACGGTGGCAACTGCTTCAAGCCGCTCGACTGGTCTGTGCGCGTCGCCGACCTCGAGGGCGAAATCGTCGTACCTTCGTTGCGGCACAATCTCGACGGTGTTGATCTCGATGCATCGGTCGCCGATGACGGAGGTGACCCGGGCGGGGTCGACGACTCGAACCAGTACCAGTCGACGTCCTGTCGCGCCGACCGTTGCGCCACCTACGACGCGGGGGCGGCACCTGGCATCCCGTGGCCAGACACCCCGTGCGCTGTCCTCAATCGCCTGTGGGCTGAGACGCCCCCCTGCGTACTTCCAGCGTGCTGGGTAGCTCCAGACGGAGGGTGGGACAGCAAGGCCGGTCGCTCCGGTCACCCCGCGGCGCCAGACTGCAGAGCCACCGGGGCTCGAGGGACAGCCGACGGCGGACCGCGCTGGTGGGGATGTAACGTCCTCCCGGCCGACGTCGCCGTGGGTACCCAGTGCGTACCAACTGAATGTTCAGTATTGGCGGGAGACTCTCCACCCGACGTGCTTGGGGGGCTGTGATGGACCTCTCCAGCATCGCCGATGCCCACGGCGTTGGTGCGCTCAGTGGCATTCTAGGCACTCTCGTAATCAAAGAGATCGTCGGGCGCTTCCTCCGCCGCAACGAGCGGATCGATACAGAATGGGACAATCGGCACGAAGCCTTGATCAAGCAGCTCCTGGATCACGTCGCTGGCGTGCGCAGTGCAATCGAGGTCATGGGCGAGAGAATGGCAAATCACCAAGCCTCAACGGGCGAAACCAAGGCGCGAGTTGACGAGCATGGCGAGAGAATCAGCGCACTCGAGGTGATTCAGGCGGAGCTGCGCGCTAGGATTGAGTACCTCGGAGCTGCCAATGACTGATGAAGAACGCGCGAGTTGGTGCCACAAGATCCACGGCGAGATCTTCGAGACGCTTCCGTTTCTGTCGTACTCCGCGACGAATCTCGTTCTCGCGCACCTGGCGCTTGAGAGTGGCTACGGCACGGCGAAGGCGGCTCGCCGCGGGAGCAATCTCGGCAACATCACCTCCGGACCCTACTGGCTCGGCCCGAAGTGGACCGACGTCGGCGGCGACACGGACAAGGACGGCGGGCGAATCACTCAGACGTGGCGAATCTACGACTCGGTGACCGAGTTCTTGGCCGACTACTGGCGCTTCCTCGGCCCGGTGGCGAACGGTGGCCGCTACCTCGAGGCGCGCAACGAGCTCGAGCGCGGGCACGCCGAGCCGTTCGCCCGTCTCCTCGGCAAGGCCCGATACTACGAGCTCGACCCCGACGAGTACTCGCGCCGACTCCTCTTGGTGCTCGGCACCGTCACGAAGATTCTGTCAGCAGCTCCACTCGCAGCACCAAAGGAACCGTAGATGGACCTCACCAAACCGCTTCTCTCAGGCCTCGCCGCAACGATCGTCGGAACGATCGGTCTTTCCCTCGCAGCTGCATCGGTCGCCCTCCCCACCCCATGGGGCTTCATCTCCGGTCTCGCCGGATTCCTCTGCGCCACTCTCGCCGGACTCAGCGCCCGCCCGCCCGCTGCGGTCGAGGGCAAGCCGGTGCTCCAGGGCGCCGCGCTCGCGATCGTCACCACGCTCGGCGGGCTCCTCGTTCAGTTCTGGGCCCTCGTGCCAGCTGGTTGGCCGCAGTCGTTCGCCCTCGCCGGAGCCGCGCTGATCTCCTGGCTCACCGGGCACGCGCTGCCGATGCTCGGATCGACCCCTGACGTCCCCGCCTTCGTCGACGCCACGAACACCCCGATCTATGGCGGAGCTCGGGGCGCGGCCGACGTCCTCACCCGGGCGGGACGATGATGCGCTCCGAGACGATTGCCCGCACCTGCCACGAGGCGAACAGGGTCCTGACGCAGCTTGTTGGCGACGTTCCCGTGCAACCCTCATGGGACGAGTCGCCAGAGGAGATGCGTTCGAGCTCGATCAGGGGCGTCGAGTACGCCTTGGCGAACCCGAACGCAACGCCAAAAGACCAGCACGATGCGTGGTGCTCCGACAAGCGTGCGGCCGGCTGGGTGCACGGAGCCGTCAAGGACTCGGCGGCCAGGTCGCTGGTGGCCGAGTCATGACCCGCGCCCTGCTCGCACTGGCGCTCGTATCGCGGCTCGCCATGGGAGCTGAGCCGGTGGACGGAGGCACCCTCGAGGCAATCGCCGTCGAGAGCGCCACCCTGCGCCCGCTCGACGCCCCCACGGAGACGATCGAGCTCGGCCGGGGCGTCTGCATGCCGGAGCCCCTGGCGGTCACCGTGGCGTCGAAGGTGGCGGCGTACGAGGCGGCCAAGAGCGCCTCGTACGCCGCCGTGTCGAGCCCCGCCGTCTGGATCCTCGTCGGCGCGCTCGTGCTCGGCGCCGGCGGCGGGTTCGCGCTGGGCTGGGCGGTGCGGCCTACCGCCGCGCAGTAGGTAGGCCTTCAGGCCCGGTGCCGCTCGATCGCCCCGGGTCCTTTCGTGTCCATACTTCGGACGGTGTCCTGGAATCGTGCGCGAGAATTAGAGCGGTTGCGCGACGTGTCCGAAAAGACGACAGCACGCGATGCGGATTCGATGTGCAACCGTGCGTAATGTCGATGTAAAGACGCCGGCATTACGCGTGCAATCATAGTATTTGTCACCAACCAAGGAGACGGACCAAGATGGACACCACAACGACTCGCCTGGCTCCGAAGACGTCCACCCCTGAGGAGCGCGCCGCGTGGGCTGGAGAGGTCACCCAGGGCGCACGGGAGCGACTCGGGGCGCTGAAGACGATCAAGCTGTGCTCGGGCAGCGAGATCGACTGCGTGCCGTACAGCTCCGACGACGAGGACGGATACGAGGTCCGATACCACGTCGCCGCCCCCTGCGTGCGCCCGCTTTCTGGTCGCTCGGTGGCGCAGGCTCTTCGCGAGCTCTCCGACCTCGGGCTGGTGCAGGTGGAGCGCCACCAGGTCGACGGACGTCTTGCGGCTCAGCTCCTGTCCGGCTCCGACACCTACTACTTCCGCAGCTGACAGGGAGACGACCATGACGACCGCGACCGCAACGCACACGTGGGTCACCGACGGGATCAGGGTCGATGTCGCCTGCAACGGCGGCAACGTCTATCTCCCCACCGACGACCAGGCCGACCCGAGCACGGCGCCGAAGGCGACCTACGAGGTCGCAGACTACGACGAGGAGGGCAGCGAGGAATGGATCGTGCTCGTCGGAGGGCGCGCCACCACCGGCAAGCTGGTGCCGATTCGCCGCTGACCACCCGCCCGACTCCGGTCGGGCGCCACCCTCTGCCGACGCTCGCCGGCAGAGGTGGAGACAACTAGCGAGCACGGGAGACGACCATGGCGAGGATGAAGATCGAGAGTCTGTCTGAGAGCCGCTGCACGATTCAATTCACGGATGAATTTGATCAGCCCCACAATCTCGAGCTCTTCGCTCCAGCGGCGGGTGGGTACGTCAAGATCGAGGCTCGCGGCTACCCACAGATCTGCGAGCGGCTGTCGTCGACGGGCAATACGCTCATGTGGTCGCCGGCCTCTGGCCCGCTGTCCGAGCTGGTGCGGCGCGAGTACCGCAAGCGCCGTGCGGCCGAGCGACGCGATCTGAGGCGGGACTGAACATGACAGCCAAACGCACCGGACGCGCAATCAACTTCCGTCTCGACCCCAAGCTCGCTCAGGCGGTCGAGGCAGCCGCCAAGGCCGAGCACTGCACCCTCGCCGAGTGGTGGACGAGAGCGGCACGGCAGCGGCTCGACTATCACGCCGAGGTGATGCGGGCGCTCCGGTCGGCACACGCGGCACCGCTCAGCGACACACCCCGTGAGCCAGTCGAGTCGCACCAGCGGAAGGGGCGTGGTGGGGCGCTCGCGAGGTGGAGGCGGCACAGGTGGAGCCTTCACTCGGACTCCGAGCGCCGCCTTCAGCGTCTCGCTCATGGCGCGACCTCGAGCGCCTGATCGAGGAGCACGGCGCGGCTGGGGCACGTGGGACGATTCTCCGGGGTGAGTCCTCGGCGAACATCCCATACACCTCCTACATCACTCTCGGTGTACTCGCCTCCACAGGCAATGTGGCCAACTGGCAGATCGTGCCAGTCTCGATTTGCCAGCCTCGCCAGCGCCCGCTTGGTCAGGTGTCTCATGCCGCCCGCCCGTCTTCGTCCCACACATGACGCAGCTCGTCGACGTGCCGATCGGCGAGCTTCTTCGCCTCGCGGAGCCCCATTGCGCGCCCAGTGAGCACGTGGGCGGTATCCTCCTCTTCGACGATCTGAGAGACGACGCTCCATGCCTCCGTGCCGGTGGCGGCGAAGACCTCGAGCGTCTGCACGATCTCGGCATCGTCTCCGAGCGTGAGCGTGCGCCGATGGATGCGCCCCTCTTGCCATGCGGCGGGAGTCATGGCGTGCTTCCATTCGCTTTGGCCAGGGCGGCTCGAGTGGTATCGATCAGGTCTGGATGCACCTTGCCCTCGTCGTCAGCGTCCCAATTGCAGACGATCGCATCAAGCGCCGTCACCAGCTCGGATACAAGGGTCCGAGCGGAATCACGATCCTTCTGTGCTCGGTCCAGTCTGCACTGCAGCGATCCGATCTTCTCGTCCATCGCATCCATCTCTTCGGATTCTTCGGGCCTCATAGACCAGCCTCCTTTGCCTTTCTCAAGACATCTCTGGCGGCGTCGCACGTATATTCGAAACCCACCTTGCTCGCAAGGCGCTCTAGTCTAGTCAGCACTGCTACCAGCTCGGCGACGAGTGCCCGAGGCCTCGCCAGCTCCGGCCCCACTTGTCCATGGATCCGGTCGAGATTGGCGATCACCTCGTCACGGCGGGCAACCGCGGCGTCGAGCTCGTTCTCGGCTTCGTCTCGTTCGTCCTCGGCCTTCTCGGCGTGAGTGATCTCCTCGACAGTGCGATGGGAGCGCATCGCCAGCGCCGTCTGCGCTGCTTCGAGCGCCCGGGTGGTGGCGAGGAGTTCATTGCGACGAACGAGCACGTGGTTCGGGTACTCGGCGACGTAGGTGTGTGGGGCATCCGTGTGCTTCGGCATGCTCTCAACGTCTGCCGTCGTCATCGGCTTCGCGTCGCTCATGACCAGCCTGAGCTTGTTCTCGCTCATCGCCCACCCCACTTCCATCCACATGCATCGAGTGCGGCACGGGCGCCCTCTACGGCATCGCGCATGGGCTGATAGGTCACTTCGGAATGATCGGCGGCATCTACCAGCGCAGCCAGCGCCTCGGCGAGCGCGGGAGCAGCGGCATATAGCGTCGCGTTTGCCTCCGATGTAGGGCCGTTTCCGGTGATGCATGTCGTAACGGCGTGCACAGGTCGCGGATGGCAACCGACCGTCTTGGGATGATTTGGAGCCCACACCGACCAGATCAGTCCAGATCCGTGCGAGATATGATTACGAAACATCTCCACCGGATCTTTTGCCATCTCGTCCCACACTGCCAGCTTCAACGGCCCTGGCGTCCACGGCTGCTTTGGTTTCGTCCCGTCCGTCATTGCGTGTTCCTCCCATTGAAAAATGCCGCCCGCGCGCAGGACCGGGGGTAGCCCCGAGCGCGAACGACGGTGCTGCAAGCGAGACATGCAGGCTCGAACTGCCTTGAGATCCACCTGGCGCCATGATTCACCAGGCATCCATCTCGCACTACTTACTCCTTCGGCGGTGTCGGCTTAGGATCTGGCGCAGACTCCGGCGTCGCCGCATCGAGCTCTTCTGTGGTCGGAAACAGGCGGCCGGTCTTCTTCGCCAACCTCTCCTTGAGGCTGGCGCTGACCACGTCGGGCGTCGATACCTCACCTTCGACGTAATCCTCGGCGTCCACCTCCAAGGCTCGGATGTAGCGCTCGCTCGACAGCGGAGCCCACTTCAGGCCGCGCTTGGCCACGGTCTTCCGCGCCATCTCGTCGAAGTGCAGAGCCCAAGGCGAGTCGTCGCGGCCAGCCGTCTTGCTTTTAGCTTTGACGGCGTCGACCTGGGCGCGACTCATCAACTCGGCCTGGAACGTCCCGTCCTTGAGCCCGACAACGCAGTAGACGTGTTTGAGCGGGCCGGGGTCTCCTGCTAGGTACACCTCGTGCTCGATGCGAGTCGAGAACCCCTCGGTCCACCCGAAAGTGTCTCTCTCTCTCACCACCACGGTGCGCACGGTCGACACATCGCCGCTCTGCCGAGCCAGATGCACGAGCCCACGGTACCCGATTTGGGCCGTGCACTCGGCCTTGTAGGGCACTAAATAGAGGTGTCCGAGCGCGCCACCCGGCTCTAGTCCCAGCTCGGCCGCCACCAGCACAGACCGGTAGAGAGACAGCGGCGAGCACTGCTGGAGCTGAGGAGATTTCGAAACACAGTTGACCGCTACGCGCATGAGCCGCTCTGCCGTGATGTGCTTCGGGAGCGCCTGCTCTATGACAGCCTTGCGCTCCCGCATCATCGTCGCGAGCGTCGCGACCGTACCAGTGTCCTTCACGATTTCGTTTGCCATTGTCACTCCTCCGTCCAACGTGTCTTGAATGACCGCTTCCCATTCCTGTCGGCCTTGTAGGTGATCCTGCCGGCCGGACTCTCGATCCCCCCGGCATCGCCGATCGCCTGCATCAGTGCGAGCTTCAGTGTCATGGCTTCGCTCTCCAGTCGCTTGAGGTCGGATTCTACGGCTCTCAGATCGAGCATGCCGAGGTCCTCGGCCATACTCGCCGGACGAATCGGGGCCGTGTCGCGAGGGAACTTCGTCCGCAACCATCGATTCGCCTCGCTGCTCCCATCGAGCGACGGCTGCTCACCGCCAACCACGTGTCGAGACCACCACTCCTGTGCGTACTCGAGCAACCACGACTGGATCTCGAGGTCTGCCTTCGTCTCGTAGACGCGCAGATCGCAGTCGACGAGCGCGACGAGGCGCATTTCTGGATCGAGAGGTTTCAGGCTGGAGCAAACGGCGTGTTCCCACTGGAGCTGAAGCAGGTATCCGGACGGGACGTCGTCTGTTCCTGCCTTTCCCCACGCATCGCCTCGGCGCGGCGACTTGATGCTGAGGATCCGCTCCTGTCCATTGCCAACGCACTCGAATCGGTCTGGCGTACAGAACGCGATCGCGACCTTGGCGTGATGTTGGGTGGAGGATTCGATCAGTGAATGACCGGTGCGGTGGGCGTACCACTCCGCGATTCCGGCCTCGAGATACGTACCTCTCTCCATGTCGGGAGTCGATGGCCTTACCCACCCTTGCGTCTTCGATAGCCAGACGTCGAATGGGCTCGCGAACGCGTCCTCGCCGAAGATTGCCGCAATCTCGCTCCCTCCGATGCCCGAACGACGCTGCTTGAGCTGCTCTTCCGTCAGGGCCATTGCACCACCGGGGATCTGATGACGTCTTGAAGTCCCTTCACCGCTTCCTTGGCGCTGATTCCGTGCTCGTGCGCGAGCTCCTTGGCCACCACGAGAACGATTCGACTCAAAGCAAGGTCTCTGGCCAGGTCGCTCGGTGGGTTTCGCACCGCTCGGAAAAGCATCGCTGCCTCATGAATAGTCATCGTCGATCCCTCCTGTGAAATCGATCTCCGGGCGCCAACTCTCCGCACCGGCTGCAATGAAAGTACACCGAAAGAGCTGGATTGATCCATGGGTGGTGTGAATGACCGAACAGCCAACACAACATGCGTCGCCATGTGTTCATCGTTCCTCCAGAAGCTCCCTCCTGCGTTCGCACCTCTCCTCTTCGTACACGTCGTCAACGTAGTGATCGTCCGGGTCATAGTTGTCCTCGACCCGGTAGAGAGCCCGAATCTCCTCCTCGTCCGTGAGCACCACTGGCGTCATCGAGCCCACCAACGTCGCTCCGGCCACCTCGCCGACCGAGACCTCCACTTCGACCGCGAGCACCTTCCATGCGAGGTCAGGCTCGGATGTGACCAGAGGTAGCGGACGCGCGACCTCGAGGGTGGTGTGGCCGGTCACGCAGACCTCGAAGCGATTCATGGCGCGGCCTCGGGGCTCAGGGCCTTGGAGCACATGGTAGCGTCGAGACCGCGGAGACCCCAGGCGCACCCACCTTCATCAAAGAGGCATCCACTACACGGGTCGTGCGACTCCCGCTGCGCGTCGATGACCTCCATCAGCACCGGGCGCACGTCGTGCAGGCCGGCCGTGAGAGTTGAATAGATCGCCACCACTTCAATGGCCCTGTGTGCGAGCTCTAGCGGGTCGCTCGCCTCGACCGAGAGCAACGGCAGGCGGGACGGGAAAAAGCACATCGCTATCTCTGCCACCCCGCGACTCACCCTCAGCCAAGCCTCATCCTCAGAGCGCTCGCCGTGCCAATTTGCGACGAACCCCATCTCCGCAGCCCGATCCCGGATCGCCTCGATCTGCTGATACGTGCACCTCATGACCGAGCCTCCTTTTTCCAGGGCAAATTGAGACTCACGAGCGCTTGGTTCCTTCCGGCCAGGTACCGCTCCCACAGGCAGTTCAGGACTTCCCTCCGACGGGCCAGCTCGGCAGTTGAGGGACCTCGGGTGCTGCGCACGACGCGCACTTTCATGGCCTCGCCTCCGATCGGACTTCGGCGATCAGATCTGCGAGGCGCTCCTGATCGACATTTAGCCTATCGATTCGCGCCTTGTCTAGACGGTGGGCAGAATCGGACCGGTCCGGATTCGACGCCTGAGCTTCACTTGCCTCGATCAGCTTCTCGGCGCGTTGGTACGCGATGATCAGTTCGGACAGGTAGCCGAGCGATGCTGAGCGCTCGGCGTCCTGGTGCTCCCTCAAGAGCGATGCGCCACGCGAACCCGGAAGTTGCGGCGCAAGCTCGGACGCGATCCGCAGCGATTCGCACGACGAAAGCCACAACGCCCACCAACGTTCCGCTCGGGGGTAGTGAGATTGGAGCCATGTCGCCGTGTCGTCAGTTGTCTTCACTGTAGAAGCCGACTCTCGAAGAGACTGTATTCGCTCAATCTCAGACGACGTTACGGCCCATCCATCCGGACCCACGCCTACAGCCCTGAGTGAGATTGCTCCTTCAACGAATGCTCTCCAAATATCAACCCTAGAAATACCAAGCTTCTTCGCTGCATCTTCCAATGAGTAGTGCATGTGGAGCCCCCTCCAACGTGTTTCGCGGCTTCGCCTCCGAGAGACGACTCGTCACCAGCGCCACCCATCGCCCGCTGCGACGGTCCGTGCTGCGACCGTGAAAACAGAGTACCCCGATAGATTCAGAAACGCAAGGCCTTGCGCTCGAAAAATAAAGGCGTACTCTGAGGGCATGAAAAGAACGACAGATGGCAGGGTCTTGCGCGGTCAATGGAGGCGGAGGGCCTGGAAGCTGGTGGCTGAGGCAATCGTCTCTTCTGGTGCTCTCGAGCGGCGCGATGAGAACGGTCTGACTCACGACACTCTCTCCGAAATACTTGCCTTCACGCTGCGGCGGGCGAGGGGACTTGGTGGCCCGCCTCCGGGAGGAGTGAGGTCATGATTTTCGACAGCAACACCCGCGATGATCGGCTTCTCGCTGCGAAGATGTCCTTCGTTGTCCTCCGCTCCACCGACCGCAAACCGCTCGCTGTCGGTCGCGACGCTGAGGCCATTGCCAGGCTCGCCTGCCGAATCCAGCCGGTCACGGGCGAGTGGCGCGCAGTCGTCGAGAGGAGAGGCCGATGAAGACCGCCAACCCATGGGCCTCCATCGACGCGGCGAAGCAGCGCTGGGACATCGAGCGTCGAGCTCTCGACGCCCGGCTCGTCGAAGCCGGCGTGAAGCAGCGGATCCGAGGCAAGACTGGACTTCGAATCCCTCTCGTCACTGTCGACGAGCGCGGCGTGCTCGTCGTGCAGCTCGGGTGTGGGGTCAAAATCACCGGCCGAGACGCCGCTACGCTCTTGGCTGCCGTGCCTGGTGCCTTGCTCCGACTGAAGTTCGAACGAAAGGCTCGGAGGCAACGCCGAGAAGCCATTCGAGCCGCGCGCGCTGAACGCGCAGAGGACCTGGAGGCGAGACCATGAGCCGCTCCGTCATCACCTGGGCCTCCGATTGGGACGCCGTGCGGACCGTGGGCCACTCGTTCCGATCCACCACCTCGAGCCGGACTCCTGGCCAAAAGAACGAGAACACCGTCGCCTACCAGCTCAACAAGATCGTCCCATGCCCCAACTGCGGTGCCCTCCGCTACGCCAGCGATGGCCCCCACGCGCCGAGGTGGCTCGACGGGCGACGCGTCGATTGCTGCCTGCGGGAGGTGCGACCGTGAAACACGCCACTCCCACCTATCACATGGAAGTCGCCGCTCGGCTGGTGCGGCGGGCGGCCATGAACCTGCGTCGCCAGCTCAAGCTCACCCCAAAAGCGATCGGACTCGAGCAGCGCGCGTGTGATCTCGACGTGCTGGAGCGCGACCTTCGCGTCGCCGTCGACGAAGGGCTGGTGACGCCATGAGCACGTGCTCAATCCTCAAGGCCGCGTGCGTCGGCGCCAGTTGCCACACGTGTCGCGTCCTGGTTCGACACAGCGGCGGTGAGCAAGGCGAGACGGCTGAGATGCTCGAGATCGTCAAGCTCCGCCGTGAGCGCGACGAGGCGCGTGCCGAGACCTCCAAGCTCTGCCGCGACCTGGGTGACGCGCTTGCGATGCGCGATGAGGCACTGACTCGGTGCCACACCGTCGCCCGGACTCTGACCGACGCCATCGGATCTAGCGGGTTCGTGACTCTCGAGGACGCCGCGGCGCGCATGGTCGAGGCGCTCGCGGCTCGAACCCGCGTGCACCACAGCGAGGTGGGATCACACCACGCGACCCTGACTGAGCTCGATGAGGTGCGCACCGCTCGCGACGGGTCCCTCGAGAAGATCGACATCCTCGACGAGCAACGCCGCGCGGACAGCGAACTCATCGACAACCCCACGGCCGCACTTCGCGCCCTGATCGATTCCGTCGAGGACTCCAATCCCAGCAACACGATCCGCGACATCGAGGCCGCGCGGGCACTGATCGGTGAGGGCCGGTCATGACGCCAGCGATCGCCGACGAGCTCGCCCGGTTCGCCGCAAACAGACTCTCTCAGGGTCTCGATCGCGTGCAACTCGTCGTCCCTCGTTCGTGCACAGGGCGACGACGGATGCGCGTCTTGGGCGGCGACAAAGGCGTCAAGGTGCTGTGGGGCGAGATCTGCTGCGAAAACGCGGACGGCCACACTGTCGTTTGGGTCGACGCGGTCGATCTCCTCGCCTGGCTCGCGGCGTACGCCGGGATTCGGGTCGAGGCGAAGCGATGAAAGGCCACCTCGTCTGTCAGTGCTGCGCGTGTGGTAAGGAGAAGGGCACGCGCGACCCGAATGAAGGCTGGTGGATAGCCATGCCGCGCGGCCGGCACCACTTCGCCCTCGACTACTGCCCTGACTGCGCCCCGGGGCTTCGAGTGCGCGCCGACGAGGTGCAGTCGAACCCGATGGCTGTGGCTGGATCTCGCGTCATCCCGGTCCTGTGGCTCCGTGGGATGCTGATGGCTCTGACATCGTCAGCTCAGGGATTCGAGCCACGCGAAACGATCGGCTGGCGCTTCGCCGAGAGGGTGGCGAAGATGATCGACCAGAAGTTCCAGAAGGCCCTGCCCTGCCGCGAAGTCGGTTTCATCCCAGGTGATCCGAATGACCCTTGACGACCTCGGACCAGTCTTGCAGAGTTCGTCTCATGTCCGGTTGCAGCCCGACATCACCTGACTCCATCCCGATGGTAGGGAGCCCCGGCCCGCGCGGTGCTGCAACATCGCGCTGCGGCCGGGGTATTTTTCATGGCCTGGTTTCGCTTCGACACTGACCTAATGGATCACCCAGATGTATTCAGACTGGCCAGGCTCCTCAACGAGCCGCTGGCCGGTTGGTACTATGTGCGCCTGCTCGCGTGGATGGCGCGCTACCCTTCGGCGGGCCGGTCGTGTCCAGTATCTCGCTCAGCCATTGAGCATGCGTGTTCTTGGCGCGGTGACCCAGGCGAGCTCTTCAAGGCGATCTCTGAGGCTGGGATTATTGATGAGCTCGACCTGAAGGTGGCCCCGTGAGCTGGTTCCGCGTCGACGCCGACATGACGGATCACCTGAAGGTCAGAGACCTCGCCCGCCGCCTCCCAGGAGTCGACCCGGTGGGGCTTGTCACGCGGACATGGGCGTTGGTGTCACGCTTTTGTCCCACCGGTCACGTTGTGACAGCTCGCGTGACCTCGTTCTCCGAGGCGCTGGCGAGCTCGATCAGTTGGCTCGGGTGGACTGGCGACCCGTCAGAGCTCATCTCCGGGCTCTGTGACAGCGGATGGATCGACCGCAACGAAGACGGCTCGCTCGACGTTCACGATTGGGCGGAGAAACAGCAGAAGGTGGCGTCAAGAGCCGAGAAAAACAGGGAAAGGCAGCGTGCCCACCGGGCCAAGGTGAAGGCCATGAAGTCCGAATCTGTCACGCGTGACATGCGTGACGGTCACGTTGTGACAAACGGGCATGTCACGCCCCTACGGGACGGGACGGGACGGGACGGAACGATACGTGACGGAACAGGAGAAGCGTTGCGGGTCGCTGACGCGACGCCGCCCGGCCCGGGGGAACTTTTCGAATCTGTCCCACCAAAACCGACACCCGCCCAGCCGCTCAAGAGCAAGCCGCCAAAGCCCCCGAAGCCTACCGACCCGCGGCACGCGCCCACCGTCAAAGCCGTCGTCGAGGCCTTCGAGCGGGCCCGAGGCGCGGCCTACCCGTTTGCCCCCCGTGACGCCGCCGCCGTGACGTCCCTGCTCGCGTCGCTCGGATCCACCGAGGCTGTCACGGATGCTTGGGCCCGAGCTCTTGCGCACCAGGGCTGGCCAACCGTCGCCACGCTGTCCCAGCTCGTGCAGCACCTGGCGCACTTCGTAGGCTCGTCCGCAGGTGAGTCTGGCCTTCGCGGCACCGGCCCAGTCCGAGCCGTCGTGACGGTCAACGAGGGAGCCTTCTGATGCGATCGCTGACCGACATCGAGGTCGACATTCGAGCCCTGGGGCGCCCCGACTTCGACTGGTCGCCTCGCACCAAGGCGGCCATCAAGGCCTGGGAGGACGCACGCCCGGATCTCGCGGCCAGGTATTCCGAGCTCGCGGCCGAACGAGCCGAAGCCGACATGGTTGCCCTCGCCGCGTACAAGGCGCAAAGACTGCGCCCCCAGTTGCCCACCGTCACTGAAAGCGCCGCAGCTGCGGCCATCGAGACCGACGCGCTTCGGGGCGTTCGCGGCTGGCTCCAGGGCTCCGAGCGCTGGTGTCTCGTCCTCGGCCCCGTCGGCACCGGAAAGTCCGTGGCGGCCCGCTGGGCAGTCTCGCAGGTGCTCGACACGGGTCGATGGGCGTTCATGACGTCCGCAGCCCGAATCGGCCAGCTCTCCACCTGGGACGACGCGGGGGAGCTCGACCGACTCGAGCGCGCAGACCTCTTGGTCATCGATGATGTTGGCGCAGAAGCCGAGAACGACCATGCGCGCGTAACGCTGCGTTCGCTCCTCGACACGAGACACGACCGGGGGCGAAGGACCCTCATGACCTCGAACCTTCTCGGCGGAAACTTGTCTCGATGGCTGGGGGCTCGCATCACGGACCGAATCCTTTCCAGCTACGTGCGTGTTGAGACGTCGGGCGCATCGATGCGAAAACCAACCGCAGCACCGAAGGAGAAACCATGATCAAAACAACCAAAGACTCCAGCCTCTCCATCGAGGCATTGCGCCAGCTTCTGGTCGCGGTGTACGCATCGAACGAGGAGTCCAGATCTATTCCGATCGCCAAAGCGATCGAGAACGTCACTCGCTGGATTGAGGTCGACGAGAAGGCCGAGGAGAAGCCATGATCGAGCCAATCACCGAAGCCGTGCCCCTCTCCGTCGAAGAGATGACCGAGATGTTGGCCCTCTGTCCCGTTGAGGAGGAGGAGTACAACCGGGCCATCGCAACCGCCGCGGCCGTCGAGCGCCTGACGAATTGGATCCTGGCCCACGAGCAGGCCGCGGGCGTGAAGGTGATTCCGGCCCTGCGGACGGTGGGTCAGGCTTTCGAACCGGTGGCCATGGCTCGCACGGCAGACGGATCGCCAGTGGTCGCGCTCGCTCCCGAGGGGCTCGAGCTGCGGCCGTTCGGCACCGAGGACCTGGACGAGCGCGGGATGCCGAGGTGGCGAAAGTGAGCCTGACGCCAACTCAAGTCGCTATGTGTATGGACGCGCTGCTTGCGGCCGGTGTGCCGCAACAGATCGCCGACGAGTTCATCGACCTCAGAGGTCTCAGGGATCGAGTTCAAAAGTTCTGTATCGACTCGATAATCGAAGACCAAGCTCTTGAATTGGACAGAAACATTGTGGGCACAACTCAAGAACGAATGGCGCGCGATCTAGGGTATCGTCTTACCTCAAAAGGACTCGCATTCTTCACCAACGAACCTACGGAGCATCTGCGGCATCGGATGCGCCTATCGCTCTCCGTGTTCGCTCCACATGGATGGACGTCGCCCGAGGCGCAGCGATGATCTCCGAGCGCCTCGAGCACCTGGCTGCAGCTTTGCGGCTCATGCTCGCAAAGACACCGATCGTCAGCGTCGAAGTGCCTGTTCGGCTCGTCAACACCAGCAACTCGAGGTCCGGGTGGAGATCCACTGCGAAGCGAGCCAAGACTGTCCGAGAGACGACAAGGATGCTGGTGCGAAACGCCACAAGCGGGCGAGTCTTCCCGCTCGTCGTCCGTCTCGTGTACGTCGGCCCGCGCCAACTCGATGACGACGGCATCGCCAGTGCGGTGAAGAGCCTTCGCGACGGGGTGGCCGATGCGCTCGGGGTCGACGACCGAGATCCGCGCGTTGTTTGGGTGCCAGACCAGGAACGTGGTGGGGTGCGCGAGTACGGGGCTCGCGTGGAGATCTACTTGGGTTGACTCCTGATTCGGTCCATGCGACTCTTTGTGTCGCATGAGCCGGACCGAGCTACAGCAGCACGTTGACACCTCGTCTTCGCCGTGGCTGAGGACGCAGCTGTTTTTCGCTGCGCTCGCTGAGGAGACGCGCAAGCCGCACTTCAGCCACCAGCATCGGGAGTGGGTGCGCGCGCTGCTCCTGAGAGCTCAAGAGGCCGGACTCTACACCCCGGAGCCTGCATGAGTGACCCCCCGAAGCCAGCGCCCGAAGCCAACCGCATCGCTTCCGTGAGGTTCTCGGAGTCGGTCCCGTTCAACGGAGAGGCGCAGTCAGTGGCAGCTCCAGACGTCGCCATCGTTCCGGCCCGACTCGAGCCTGACGGGCGCGCGGTGCCCATCGAGAAGGGCCAGCTTCCCGTCGGTTTGCTCCTGACTCGGAGGTACCATGACCGCGTCTCGAATCGACAGCGTATGGAACGCGTTTTCGTTCCGATGGCCCTCGTTCGCGGCATCGTTTACGGAGAGTAAACCATCTTGACAACTGACGATTCCATTCCAAAAAAAGGCAAGCGACTCCGTCTGAAGTCACTCATGGACGTCAGGAGCGAGATGGCGCGCGTCTACCGAGACATGAGATCGTCGAGGCTCGACCCGGATACGGGGTACCAGCTGGTGCGGTCGCTCTGGTGTCTCGGGAAGATGACCGAGGTGACGCAAGGCAGAGGCTTGCTGGAGCGACTCGAAAAGCTCGAGGGCGTCAGTGCGGAACCCGACCGAAACGCAAATCCTCCGGCGCATTGAGGCGCTCGAGAAGGTGCGCGGCGCAGAAGCCGCCGTCTTCGACCTATCGGCCATCCTCTTCGAGCGACAGCTACCCTTCGGTACCGAGACAGCGCGACAGGTCACCGCCGTCTGCACCA